AGCCTCTGCGTCGAACCAAACTGCATCACTATTGTTGAGGATTAGTTTGCCGCCATTAAGAATGTCTAAAGCGTCATTGACGGGGATGTTGACTTGGTGCGCCAACTCGCTATCGACGCCACCTGATCTGACCACGTTGACCGTAACCCATGAGGCCGCTGAAGCGTGAATGTTAGACACCGATAAGCCGATAACGGTAATAATCTGGCTGGACGATGCCGCCAGCCCGGAGGCATCGGTTGTCGTAATCGCGAAACCCTTGCCAGTGAGTACATCTGCCATTGTTTTATCCTAAAGCTAAGACGATGCCGAGTCCGACGCCGCCAAGGTTATCGAGAGAAGTAGATGCGCTTGCAACATCCGATAGATTGTTTGCCGCCGCTAAGTCGCCAGCGCCGTCTGCACCTGATGGCACAAACGTCAGACCAATGTTATCGCCATCTGAAATCGTGCCAACCGTAAGAACATGAGTGCAGGCGATCTTGGAATAGGTCGAGGCACTGGTAACCGCGCCGGTCACTTTGTAAACCAAGATGGCATTAGTCGTGCCGTATGACGCAATGTAGATGTAGCCTCTTGCAACGGCATTGCTGACATCGTCCCAAGTATCAACCCAAGCGTTGACGCTGACACTACCGGCTTCGACATCATCGACGTAGAGAACCGTTGCTGAACTTGGAGTGGCGTGGTTCAGCCAGACTTTTCCAACGCCTTGATCCGTATCGGTGGTCGTACTCTCGAAGGCGAACTTGACGCCATTCTCTGGGGCATTGTTATCGGCGTAGGCTTTGATGGATTGTTGGGTGGCGAGTGCGACTGCGCTGTCAGAACCCATCGCATCTTCATCAAGAATACCAGCCGTAATGGTTGCTCCCGCATTTAGAGCTAGGCTGGTAATTCCGGCCAGCGTACCGGAGGTGGCCGTAATGGCGCTGCATTTAAACGGTGCATAGGCATAGGTTATATTGCCAGTTGAGCCACCGGTTGCGGTAGTTGTCGCCGCGACAAAATGATCCCCACTTTCGTCCCAGCCCAGGAAGCCATTATTACCCGTTGACCCACGTTCAAAAATGAACCCAAGGTCGTTGGCGTTTGAACCCGCACCACTATTTAATTCAATAAGCGGGTCTTTGATTTCGGTATTTGTCGCATCATTGGTGACCGTCGTGCCATTGATCGTCAGGTTGCCCGTGACCGTTAAATCACCAGCAATATCGGTGTTGGCTGTAGTTTGAATGCTGTCTACCCACAACTTCAACCAGCGGACACCCGTCGAGCCTATGGAATCCGTGCTGTCCGTATCAGAAAGAACATCGCCACCGTGGGTCGTGACGCCTACGATATGCGCCGTGCCAGCTACACCTAGACCGCCATCAGTGTGGATGCTGCCTGTAGTGCCGCTGGTGGATGTAGTAGTAGCGTCAATCGACAGAATACCGGAGCCGGTAATCGCGGTGGCTGCTAGTGTTCCGGTGACGGCTAGACCAGAGGTAGATAGATCAAGCCCCTTAACGCCGTTGACAGACCAACCGATATTGTCCGCGCCAATTCGATACATTCCCGAATTTGGGTCAGAAGTGTAAGAATAGTAGGGAAGTAAAACCGTCCCATTCCCGCCAAGACTCTGACCAGCGGAGGTTGACGAACTTGTCAGGGCAGTACCAGCGGCGTCCCACTTGAGGAACGAATCGGCAATGGGTGTAGCCAGCGTTGGGTCCGCGCCAGAGAAATCGCCGTCCGACAGTTTGATCGACCTGTCCGACAGGGTCTTGAGTTGCTGGGTCAGCATGGTCAGCGTGTCGAGTTGCTGCTCGACAAGGTCTGACGGAAAGGGGTCGTTCTCTACAAGGTCCAGGGTTTGTGTGTATTGTTCTTCACGTTGAATGACCAGCTTTTGACTTGTAGTCGGGGCCGTCCCCATTATGACCGTGCCGCCAGCCGCAACGCCCGCGCCCGTCACAGTATAGTGCGTGGTTATGACCTGTGTGGTTTCAACACTCGTAGTTTCATCAACCAAGATGACCGTCAGATCATCCTGGTTAAAGAACAGGTACGGGAAGCTGAAGTTGACGGCACTCCCGTCACCGTCCGTGCTGGTTCTGTTGATTGTTGAACTGATCGTCATGTCAAAATTCCTCGTGGTTGGTCAAATATAGCACGGGGTTAACGAATACCCAAAGTATCGTTTATACCTTCTTCTGCCTTCCTGAACCCCTGGCGTAGTAAGATCAGGTTGTTATAGGGGATGAGCCGCATCGCCGCACGGGTGTCAGACGGTCTAAGCTTATCGTTACCAAACGTAGCCGCGGCCGCGTTTCCTACAGTGGACGCCGCCGTGACGCCTGTACCAAACGAGGGCCCTAAGATAGCGCCGACCGCGCTCCTCGACGCATACCGGCTGGACTGTTGTTCTCCGGTGAAGGCTGAGAAGCCCGCGGTCCCGCGCGTGACCTTCTCAAGGATGTTGTTGCCGTCGAACAGGATGCCAGTAAGCCCTGACCTATCAACACCCTCTGATATCCATTTAGTTGTCGTCCAGTTTTTGACCTCTTCGCCTCGCCCACTATCCCACATTTTGAAAGCTGACGCCGTCGCACCCAGAAACACTGATATTAACATACCATTTAATGCGGCCATATCTGCTTGTTGGAGCCCCGACATCATAATCCTAGAGGTTGCGGACAATGCAAACGACTTAAATTGAAAGACCATGCGTCCGGTTAGAGAAGCTGTCGCCATTATCGGACGGTCGGCCGCGCCAGGGGTCACGATGATAATGTCGGCCGCGCGCCTAAGAGAAGAGCGGAACAGCCTAGCCGTGTCGCCCGCGGCCTCATCCCAATCAAGAACATTCGGCAACAACATACGCCCTTCTTGTTGCCCGTGTATTTTGATTTGCTCAAGGATGTTTTTAGCATCTTGACGGCTTATCAGGGAAGCGCGAAGCCACTCCGCTTCTTTTTTACTGATAGTTCCGTCAACGTCCTTACCAATCGCGCGTATCATACGGCGCATGGTCACCGCGGCCGCGAACTGTTTGTGGACTGTATTCCACGGAGCCATCAAAGACGCCATGCCGAATGTGTTACTGCTCCCGGCCAGGGCGCGCTCCAGCCGGTTGCCCCTAGCAAAGTCATCAGCAAAGGTATCTGACAGGGCGTTCAAGCGGCTGTTCATCAGCATATCGTCCGCGATACCCATGTCGCGTATTTGTTGAGTTAACTTAGAGAACCTACGGAACTCTGTGATCAGCGGCAACAGTCCATCGCCCATCACGCGCATCAGACCATGCACCATGATAGGTCGGGCTATGTCAGGGATAGCAGACGCAGTCATGCCGCCAAGCTTGGTGATGTAGTTATACTGCAACAAACCCCGACCTACCCGCGCCGTCCAGACTGTTGGGTCGTCTGGTAGCCCGTGGACATTTCTGAGGCGGTCGCGAACGGCGACAGTATCAGCTATATCCCTGGTGCGTAGTTTTTCAAGGCGCTCCAGTTCTTTTGGGTCTGCCACCCCCCGCATCAGGTTCGCATAGTCGTCCGCGATAACCTTCAACTGTTTGGTCATCTCCAGGTCGCCGAACTTCTCGATGATAGCCAGGTCGGACGACATCGTCCTGACGTAGGCTTTCATCACCTGTTCAACGTCCATGACTAGGATGTCTTCGATCAATATATCCTCAATACCAAACGCGCGCTTATGCAACGGAGCCGCCTTACCCGCGGATGCCGCACCACCGCCACCTAGTTTCTGTGGCGCTACGTCATAAGGCAAGCGCCCAGCCGGGGAACCCACGATACGCCCCAAGATTTCCTCTGCGATAGAGGCAAAGTCTTCATCAAAGAGTTTTGCGTCTTTAACATCTCTGGTGTGCAGTCTTTCTCGGTCCTTGAGTTCTTTTCGTTTTTTAGTTAGTTCCTTCTGCAATTCTTTCGGAGCCTTCGTACTCCCGGTTGAGTCTTTCGCGGCTTTAATCTTGCTTTGTAACTTGTCTATTTCTGAGCGAAGAGTCACCCTTTCGCCTTTAAAACTCTCCGTGCGGGTGATGCCCGCCTTCTGTCTACTGATTAGAAAGTTTTTGGTCGTCTCAAGAAAACCCGCGCGGTGTTTAGGGGAGCGCGTCAGCTTATCGATGTCATACATCCGCATGAAGTAGGACGCGGCGGTGTCCACCGATACATCTTCGGGGAGCATCCCTAACTTTATGGCCTTCTTTGTCATAGGGTCGATGATCTCTTTGCGGAAATTCGCCGCGGTCTTATTTATGAACGGAACGGCGTCTGCCGGTATTCCCTCTATCTCAGTAGCGTCATCGCCGCGTATCATAGCGCGACCGACTGCTTCGTTAAACTGTTGGCGGTTAAGCTTCCCGGTACTCCTGACAAGGTTCTCAGCGGCGATCCCAACAACATCACCAAAGCGTTTACCGCGCCCCTTCACATATTGCACAAAGAAATCATCCTGGGCGACCAGGGCCCGATATAGATTACCCTTCCAATCCAGCATAATACCTTCAGCAGACAAGGGGGTTGCCCGGTCTTGGGCGTTGCGGGCCAAGGTCAATGGGGTTTCAGCCAACTCAGGCATCAACGCCCGCACTTCGATACTGGGGCTTTGCATAGCGCGTAAACCTGGGTCTTGCCGACCAATAACCTTCATCGCCGCGTCCACAGCCCAGTTCGTCTTCATGCCTTCTTGCTGTAGCAGTTCCGTTGCGATCCGGCGCGCCACCTCTTTGTTCAGGTCGCCGTCCTTGATCTTGCCGTCGAGGATAAGCTGATCGACTTCCTTCTCAATACGAGCCCGCGCGGCGCTGTCCAAATCGCGGACCTTCGCCGCGCCAGCGCTGCCGCCCTCGGCGACGGTGAAATCATTGTCAATCTGTTCAATAAGATCATCGGCAGAGCGAAGCCGTCCCGCCCGCGCGGACAGGGAGTGACGGACTGCGCCCGCGCCCCCACCAAGGATACCCGCGAATATAGTGCCCGCTGTGATATTGATGGCACTCTCGAAACCCGTCCGTTCAAGTTGAGCGGAGTGTAGGAGCGCCTCTTGAGCCGACATTCCAAGGAAACCCGCGGTCCCTACAGACGCGCCGGATTTCAACATACTCTTCCCAAGCTTAAAGGATTTATATAGTGCGCCGCCCGGTATCAAGTTGATGGGGTCCGCGACCCCCGCCATCATTGCCCCGACGAAACCATACCCGCCGCTCTCCGCCAGGGTCTGACGGTCAGCGCGCTCCTTGTCGAGCTTGGCCTGGTAGGCATCGACCTGAGCCCGGTTCTGTAGGTCGGCATACCCGTTCATGGCTGACTTACTGTCAGCATCCTCTAGACGCGCAAACTCATAAGGGTCAAAGTCTGGGTCATCAGGACCGTCGTCAATCGTTGTTCCCCGCATAGCCTGGATTGCGGACCCTATAGTGTTTTCTGTACGAAACGCCGCGGGCAACGTCTCTAAGAAGAAGTCGGGCTCATAATCAATCTCTGGTACTTGAGACTGTTGGAAACCTGAGAAGGTTGCGTCGGATGAAAACGGCATTACGCACCCCCGCCGGGAGCACCCAAGGCTCTTTGCGATACGCTCTCCTGGGAGCGGGCTATGGCATCAACAAGCACACCATCGTCACGCTGTTTCTGTCGGCTGATCCCATACTGGGGCCACCAGGCCAGGGGCTCTCCGTTTGCCACGTTACGGACCAGCGTGTCCTGAGTGACGCCCACCTGATTTGGTGGAGGAAGAATAAAAATCTGATAGGCGGGGAGCCCGCCGTTAGAGCGGGTCTGGTGCGGGGTGATGACAATACGGCTCTCATCGATGCCGCCCGCGAACGCGGCGTCCTCGCTCAACTCATCGATCAACTGTTCCATTATCCAAGCAGAGTTCTGTGCCTCAGACTTCCGACCCACACCGTAGGACATATGCGGCGGGCGCTTCATAAAGACCACACCACCGTTCTGATGATGGACGCCCCACACCCGGCGCATCGATGCAAGGGCGTTGTTCTTGGCTATGTTAATGTCACCAGTTCTCATAAACTCCGTCTTAACCAGATTGACGTATTCCGACTTCATAACGACCGGCGGGGTCGCATCATCACTGTCATCACCAAACGCCTCATCATTGATGGCGGTGATCAGTTCGGCGTCAACTGAGGCTTCCTCGCGGATGCCGGTTGTTGCTGTTCCGAAAGCCTTCTCCCTGGCTTTCAGGTCCGTCTCTTTGACATTGCGTAAATCCTTGGCCTTCTCAAAAGCTTCTTTAGGGTCGAGCCCGCTTTCCGTATAGCGCAAGACCTGACGACCGAACGCCATAGGTTCGCTCTTGCCTAATTGGCTTCTTACAAACGTCCCAGTGTTCTCTAATTGCTCCATGAGTTGCGCGCCCTTGACGACATTCTCAGGGTTCTCAGAATTGATCAGGGCGCTGATTTCACTCTTCATGGCTTTCGGGACGACCTTGATACTCCTCACGAACGCGATTTGCCCCGCCGCTCTCGACCCAGGATTTTGCTCTTCCACGGCAGTCAATCGTGCATCTACACGCGCATACCCAAGGTTGACTGTCTTCATGTCGTCTGAATTAGCGGGGTTAAAGTCGGATGGTGCGCCCTTCAAGACCGCCTCAAGCTGTCCCATGCGCCGTTGCATATCGTTGCTCTCAATGACGCGCTTATCCAGACGCACCATGATCGTGGTATGGGCGTCTGGTGTGAGCCCCGTGCCGGTAAGTCTGTATTGCTCCAGACTTCGGTCGGCCGCGACAGTTATGTCGCGTACATCGGCGTCGGTCAGATCAGAGCGTTGGCTCCATCGATCCAGCTTCTCCGCGCTGATATCAGCGGTTCTCTCACCCAATGCGGCCGCTTCCTTCTGGATTTCCTTCTGGACCTTTGCGGCTTGCTTCATAAGCTTACTCTCTGTGCGGCGCAGACGGTCCCTGATACTAAGCTTGTGCCCTGATAGGAGCTTCTCATTCGTGAGAAGCCCCGACCGGATAGCGGCTACATCCTCAAGCGTGGTCGCGTTGCTGGCACGATTAGCCAACTCACCATACTCCTCCTTCTCAATCAGTTTAACCTGATCTCTAAATGCCTTGTTCTTCGCCTTCAACTCCTTCGCGGTGAGTTTTTCCGCGCGGCTGGTGAACCCGTGGATTTTACGGAGAAGGGCGACCTGTAGTTTTTCAAATTCGGCGGGGGTGACGCCGCTCTTATCACCTTTCGCCTTCTGGCGCGCTAACGCATCGATGCCAACGCGGAGCCCCATGACATCGCTCAGAGTCTTTGCGCCCTGAACTTTCACTGAAAGATCAGCGACAGTCCACTTGCGTTTGAGATCAATACTCTCCGCGGCTATCTTAGCCGCTACGTTTAGACGCTTTACCTCTGCCCGCTTGTCGGCGTCGAGAATTATGTCCAGGGAGCGCACCCCTGTTCCAACAAACAATGAAGGACTAGCCAGCGCCTCATCCAGTTTAATCACGCCCCTGGCTAGAGCCTTAGTTTTCTCAGGTCCGTCCTCACCCGTCGCGGCCACTATAATAGCAAGTATCTCAGCCGAGTTTGTCGCGCGTTTTTCTGTGATCAGTTCATTGGCCTCTGTCTCTTCAGCCGAGAGTACCTTGATCAAATTTTTATCGGCGGATTTTTTAAAGGCTCTCAGTTTATCCGCGTCAAGCTTCTTCTCAAAACGGTTGCCAGGTTCGGACAGTTCGGCAACAAGATTCCCCGCGTCGAGGGAGTTCGTAGCGTCCCCCAGAATAGCCTGGGCCCCGTTGTAGTCCAACTCCGTCTGGAGCCGCTTCTTATTGGCTTCAAGGTCGCGCCCCGTGAGGCCACGTTCGCTCAAGTCTTTGATCAACTCATCAAGATCGGTCTGAGCCTCGCCGCTCTCGTAGTAGGTGGGGTCGGTGGTCACACGGTTGTTGACCGTGGCAAACGATGTATTGATCTGTGCTATCTGAAAGCGCGCGTTTTCTTTAGCCTGGACGGCGACGGTACGCCCCATGATGGACCCGCGGAGTTTCAACCCCAGAGTATTGGCGAGTTCCTTACCCTCTTGGGTTTTCAAACCCTCTCTTTGGGTCGCTATGAACTCATCAATATCAGCGGCCATAGTATCCGACAGGCCCTCTGCGCCTTCGGGGCTCTCATCGAACTTCTGTTGCAAAGACCGTGTGAAGTCAAAGCCCGCCTTGATATACGCATCGCGTGTGGCGGTCGTCTCGCTCTGTATCTGCTTCTTTTGTATGATATCGCCCGCGCTTGCCAAACCTTTTGCCAAAGCCTGAAAACCACTACCATCACTTCCAAAATCTTTGGCGGTGGCGCGACGAACGGAGATCGGTCCAGCGGAGCCTATCGGAGCGTCGAATGATGTAAATTTTGCCATTACCTATATCTTTTGTAAAAAGTTGCCGCTGGTCCCAAAACCAGTAAAGCGCGTTGGGGCGGGTATGAAAGAAGGCACAGCCCCGGCTCTTAGTAAACCTGCACCTTGGGCGGGGTTAAATGCGGTGGTTGCGCTGGTGGTGGGAGCCGCCGCCCCAAGCCCGCCAAACGCGTGTGCGCCGCCCATAAGAACAGAAGAAAACGCCCCAAACATGGCCGCTGACCTGGCTGACTTACCTCTGGCAATCTCAAGGCGCGCGTTGTTCTCAAAGCCAACTGCCTGAACCTCACCTTCGTGGATGAAGCCTAACTCAAACAGCTTCTCTTCCATTATGCTATCTTCCAACAAGTCCAGCTTGTCAGAGCCGCCTGGAGACGCCCGGCGAGAGCCTTGGCGTTTTCGGCCCGCGCGCTCTGCGCGTTTGGCGTCTTCGGCCGCGGCCAGACGCGCGGCGTGGGCGTTATTAAACGCAACCTGGGCGTTGAAGTTCGCCGCCTTCTGCGCGTTCGCACCAGCCTGAAGCTGGCCCACAGCGGAAACCGCCGTTGAAAGAACTATTGCCGCTGTGCCGGGGTCCATTACCTCAACCTAACATACATCGAACAATCCCGCCCATCGGGACTATAATTTGGCATACGCTCCGTCTCCATGTGGAAACCAAGCATTTTCGCCCAACGGTGCGCCTGTGGAAAATCACAGTCGCAAGTCATTTCCATACGCTGAACGTAACACCCGTCAAGAAACCGTTTGACGGCGCGGTGTCCCTTTATGAAATTCTTTGGCCCGGTATCGGATAGGAACGCCCAGGCTTGCGCCCGTCCGCGCCACATCCACAGGACGCCCGCCGCGCCAATGGGTTTGCCATCGACCAGCGCGGTGTAGCTAGGATATTCCTCAAGCCCCCGCCCCTGCTCCAACGTTACCCAATTACTTAAATGAGCCTGAAGACCCTGTAATTTGATGGCGGCAAGATGTTCCGCTTTAAAAGGGATAACCTCAAACATTAACTTCTATCCTGTGTCACCATTTGGGGCATGATTGCCTCAATGGTAACAGGTAGGGGATCAGTCTGCCTGTAAAAAAAGTGTTCGTCATTGCTGTATTCACCGTCCCAATCTAATTCATGGTCGCCCGTGAATAAAGGAACAGCGGTGTCCATCGGGTCACCGCCTTCGCGCAGAACCAACAAATCCAGATCAGACGTTGTCGGCCCCATGTAACCGCCAAGGGTTTGAAGGAATCGGACGATGACACGATGGAAGCGAACGAACTTACCCTGTGAGGTTCCATCTTGTGCGCCTACATCATAACGGAGCGTTTCAAAATCAGACGTATAGGCAAGCCCAATATGGGCAATGGCAGATGATCTATCCAAAGTGATAGAACCGGATGTGACAGTCTTGTCAGCATGGGTCGCACCTTCAGCCAGTATCTTAACCGCCTGTCCTTCAAGGTGGTCAAGGCCAGCAATGACGGTGGCCCGCTCCCTCACCACACCGTCAGAAACATAAGCGGTGAAAGAGGTGCTGTTGACGGCGGCGCGAATGTCGCCCGCACTGGTAAAGGTGGTGTAGCCTGTGCCGTTGACACCGGATAACTCGAAAGTGTCGGTTGTCTTGTTGGCTACGGTGTACCCATTGCCGTTTAATTCGACCATGCCGATGACACCAAATATACCAATCTGGTCGCTATTAGAAAGACCGTGTGCGGCGGCGGTGATAACCACAGGGTTCGCCGCTGTTGCGGCTGAAATGGTGGTGTTCTGTTTAGTGTTACTGAACAACTCCATCGTGTTCGTCGCAACCTCGCCCGCGATATAAGCGTTACCGTTCAACTCCGTCATACCGTTGACTTCTGTAATCCTGACATCGTCACCATCATCGACGCCGTGAGACGATGACGTAATCACACAAGGGTCAGCGGCAGTCGCAGCCGTTATCACCAATTTAACATCCAGACTCAAACCACTATCCACAAAAAAGGCGTCTTCCTGACCATTGGTTTCTTCCCAATGGGGTTTTAGATATTCAATGTAACGCCGGGTCGCGCCATTGATGTACCGCTTAACGATTATGTAAAGTTCGTCAGCCGTGCCTAAAGTATTTGGAATAGCCGCGACACTCTCGACTTTAGCTTGGGTGGTCCCGGCGTCACTCTGCCCACCGACAACATGACGGGACCAACCAACAACTTTCTGGTCGCGTTCGTAAGTCAGACAAATCAATGTCCCGTTCGTCAGGGGTATCCAGACGAGGCTTTGCGGTTCGTTCTGGTACGCCATCTCAATCATTCCCGTGCGGCTAATATGCTCCGCAACCAGGGTCAGGTCAGGCGCTCTGAAGCCATCGTCCTCAAACACATAAGCTAATTCGCGGACTTTACGAAGCGCCCTTTGTACGAACAGAACAGCACGGCCCGCCCTAATGGGTTGGATGTTGGCGCTCCCGTAGGCAGAGGACCGTTTACTCTGGACATTGGCGGGAGTTGTGACGCCGCCCGTGTCGGACGGGCGCATCAGCCACTCACCGCCGACAGTCCCAATCAACAGACCTTTCTCATCGTCGGCAATCCAACGGATTGCGTTGACGGTATCGGCTGACAGATTGTTCGTGATGGCGTTGTCATCGACCACCGTGGCATCTGGTTCTGTCGGCGCAAAATTCTCAAAGTCACCTGTACGGCTCAAATCGACCCGTTGGGGTTCACTGGTTCCACCCGCAAAACAAAGCCTGTTCTGGTGGAACGTGACCGTGCCAGGATAGCTTGTAGTGTCTGACCAGGCCCCAAGCCGCCAGTTTGCCGTAGCGGTGGTAGCAGAAGCATCAGGTCCGTCTATGGTAGCAGTAACATGGGTGGTGTCGGCGCGGGCTGTAATTGTCAAATACGTCCAATTTGAAGCCGCGTCTTGCCAACGGATAAGCCGTCCAATATCCGAAGCCAGAAAACCATCCCCACCATTGATGCCTGTGACGGCTGATGCGGTGACGGTAACAGACCCTGTAGTTCCAGATAGACCCAACGTGGTTGTCTCGACGTTTGTCCTCAAGTACGGGCCATCGGCGAAGGTAATGTCGGTGATCGTCCAGACGGTATCCGCAGAGCGCGAAATCTTACGCGGCTCGAAATCAGGGTGCGTCACATAAAGGATGTCTGCGCTCTGTGCGAATTTCAACTGGAACAGGGATGCCGTGGTGTAGGTGGTGGTTAATTCAATCGTTTGCGCGGACGTACCAGCAGACGAATAAGTGGTGTATGCGGTGCTGTTGACGTTGACCCCGTCAACATCCGTCAACTCGTAGGTGTTTGTGGCTTTATTTGCGACGATATAGTGCTTACCGTTCAATTCGGTCATCCCGACCACGGCGTCTATGAAAATCTCCGCGCCGTTTAAGTACCCGTGGCCGGTGTCCGTGACAACGCAGGGGTTCGCCTTGGTCGCGGCTGAAATGGTTGACGTAGACGCACGGATGACCCCGTTATCTTTATAGAAACGACAGTACAGGTTTCCAAATTCGATGATGTAGGCTTGTGTGGTTGAAAACTCAAAACGAACAATCCTAGTGGATAGAGAACTTGTTTTAACTTCCTTGATAAAGACTGTACCGGGACGCCGTTCAACCGGGCCTTGGACAAGTGGGATGAAGTTTAAACAGGTCTTCAGACCTGTCTTATATCGGTCTACATCGGGACGCCCATACAGGAGCGACGAAATCTCCCCGCCGTTGAAATTGTTTTGTATTGCTGAGACTTTTGCCACTTAAAGCCTCGCATGAACCCAGGTATCCACGGGCGGTTTTTGCGGTGGACGTTCAAACGCATTGACCCGCCGTGCCTCTTTTTGAACCTCTTTGTAATGAAGTCGGGCGTCATCCTTTTTCTTGTTTGATTGCGTCACCTTTTCGGAAACGTCCATAGCAATACGGGCGATTAGGAGTTCCACGAACAAAGCGTCAAACGTATTCTCATCGGTGATACGTTTGACATAATTCAAACTAATAGGTGTGCTGTGATCGGTATGAATAAACTTCCCGAATATTTCAAAATCATCCTGGGTATCCGTACCGTCTACCCCGTTCGTCGGGAGTATTCTCAAACTATCAGACGGTAAAGCATATCGCTTTGCCGCCCCGAACGTGGGGTTTGTGCTATCAGCCGCAACCTTGACCCGCTCACGCGCAAACGCCCACGAATGGGCGCGGAGTTCGCTATCACGGGCTTGTTCATAGACGCGATTGCAAGCCCGTCCCGCTGTGGTATCTTCAGACAAGGATGATATAGACTTAGCGCCAACCCGTTGCAGAGCGAGGTTGCAGATGCTTACCGCATCAGTCATTTACCGCTCCTAACTTAGTGTAATCCCGCCAGCCTCAACCTTCTGCGCGATCATACGCAAAGCGACAACCGCCGCGTGACGGTCAACGCCTTCTTCAAAAACAACCCGCACATCGTTCGTAACTGACCCCGCCGCTGTTGAGGCGATATCTTTTTCGTCAATATCTACAACGACAATGTCAACTTGAGTGTTAGCCATTTTCTTCTCCTCAAAAACAAAAAAAGAAGGAAGGGGTTGAGCAATCGGGAGTGCTACAACCCCTTCCCCAGAGGGGTTTAATCAACAACGTACAACATTGTTAACTCAATCGTGCCAGTAGCGGCAGCACCAGCCGTCACAACCGTGATGGGGATGCCATCTTCGTCTGCATCGACAACACTGTTGCGACCGAGAGCCGAAGTAGCGGCAATATCAACCGTAGTAATCCCGGTTGACGCAGCCGCAGCTTTGTACTCATCAACGTCTAAAGCAACAACCGTACCAGCAGAGTTTTTATAAGCCGCGTGGCCTACAGAAGCTGTGGTGGAACCACCAAGGGCGTCATGCATCAACTCACCCGAAAGGATACGCGCATCATTCGGAAGGTTGAACATCTCAATAGTGCCGACCGCAACCGCAGACGCTTCATACAAAGCATAAGCGATACGAACTCGCCCAGCACTTTCACTGGTTTTGATCTTCTCCGTTGGAGTGTTCTGATCCCACTTGGTTTTTTGGACGCTATATGTAGTAGCCATTTTTAAGCCTCCGAACAAGTGATAGCGACGACTTTCTTCTCTTCAACACGGGTAGCACCAAAGGTGCCTTTGACGTAGACCTGAGTTGAATAAGATTTGTCGGCGCGATCAGAAATCTGGACATTTATGTCGTTCCAGAGTCCAAGGTGAAGGCCGGATTTCGCCCAACAGATGGCCGTGCGATCCGTACCAGAAATAGCCAAACGCTGGCTATCGATGAAGTTGAAACCCATGAAGGCTTTAATACGTCCGTCAACAAGAACCGGAAGGTTCGTGTAATCGAGCGATACAGCCTGGGTTTCACCAAGCAGATCATCATGCTGTTGAGCGCCGATAGCACAAAAAAGTGGTTCATTGTCCACATCGACTTCAGCCGCAATGAGTAACTGCATGGCTTCTCGTAACTTGGCAACCGTTAGACCACCGGCAGTCGTACCAGCCGTCTGACCAGCCGGGAAAGAGGTAGAAGTCGTTCCGTCCTCGCCCGTTTTACTGGTTCCTGTTGCCGCCGTAACGATCAAATCGTCCATCGCCCTTCCCAAAGCCATCGCCCCATTAATTGCATAGGGAGAAGTGGGATCGGCAATTATGCGTAACTTGTCTTGATCGTCAATTAAGTCTGCCCATTCATAATCGGTGGGATAGACCCATCGCTTATCCTGGGGTGTTTCGATGAGCGGAGTATCGGCATGGCGTGTGGTTTTGGCTTGCGCCGTTACCGCACCCAACTGGTTGACAGCCGCACCACTCTTACCGTGGTAACTGTCTTCCATAACCGCTCCACGAAACTTAGACCCGCGCTGTTGAAGCAGATGTTCAACAGTGGACTTATAGTCAATTACTGACCAGTCTAATATTTCGTTTGACATTGGAAATGCCTTCCTTCTGTCGTTAAAACAAAAGCTGAAGGCTTATCCGCTGAAGCGGGGCCAATACTGGGGCTTTTTTGTCGGCCCGATTGGGTTATCGACGTTGCCTGTTCTACACCACATGGTGCGCTCTGATTTCATTATTGGCATATATGATGTTTAAACGCAAGGGGTCACGGTTTCATAGTTTACGTTTCTTACGAGTTTGTCGGGGTGGTGTAGTCAACTCAACAACCTTCGGACCTTCTTCAATATACTGCGCCAAGATTTCAGCGACAGCCAATACATTGTCAGAGGTGACACCCTCAAGCTGGCTTGCCAGCTTGAGGGCCTCTAAGCGAACCTGTTTCATCAGACCACACCCGATACTAGCCGGGAAAGGCTGGCTTTTTTCTCAACCGCCGTCTTATGACCGGGGTGCGTCCCGTCCATCCAGGCGTCCATAAATTCTTTGTTCATGGTCAACTGGTCAAGTTCTTCCTTGGCCTGTTCGGGCGTCTTGTGACCGGGGATAATCTTCTCCCCCTCATCAAAGTTGTGGTCGCCCATCTTGGTGTTTAAACCGTCTACGAATTTCATGGCTTCAACCGGACCCATCGCTTCGCGTAAACCGTTCAGATGGTCTTCGGACATACCCAACTTGTGCGCGGCTACGTCGATACTCGCCACTTTAAGTTCAAAGGCAGCGCCCCACTCTGTCCGTAACTGTGCTTCTGCATCGGCGGCAGAGACGGCGGCTTTGTCGGTCATCCCCTGTCGGGTGGCCGAAAGGTAAGCCGCGTCAGCTTCAGCAAGACCAGAGAATTGTGCATCGGAAATACCAAGTTCGTGAGCCTTGTTCCGCATCATGTTTAAACGGGTGTCATCAGTGATGCCCTCCGGTAACGCCACAGAGTACTGCGCGGCACTTTCGGGTCGGCCTAGTTTATTGAAATAGGCGTCCCGTTCTTCAGAACTAGCATCATCACCAAGCAGGGTAATCGTGCGCCCCGCCTTATCAGCGCCGACCATCTTTTCAAGGTTGTGGTAACTCCCAAGGACGTTCTCAAAACTTCCGTTCTGAAGTCCCTTTGCTTCTGCCCAGGCTTTTGTCGAGGGGTCTGTCACCCCGTCAAGCCAGGATGTTTGGGGTTCAGTTGTTAGTGGTGAACCCGGTACTGCATTTACGTCTGCGCTTGTCTCGCCAGAGGGCGCGGTAGCTTCCCCTGGGTTGCCCGTCTCAACGGACCCAGCTTCTTCGGCCATATCGTCTATTCTCCTTGTGGATTAAAATAAGCCTGAAGTTCGTCTTCAGACAGGTTGAGGTGTTTTGATATGCGGAGCCACACCTCACGGCGTCCTTGTAAAATTCCTTCAGCGCGGGGATCAGGCACGAACGTACTCTCATTCGCCCGACAGAACCGCGCCAGATCAATCAAGACCCGCTCACCATAAATCCCGTTGAACGTCTGACGGTAGGCTTGTCCACGGGTGACAAGAAAGTTTTTCACCTGTTCCGCTAATTGTATAACCGCCACTAATTCAGCGCCTTCATCACACCAGCAGCGGCGGGCGCGGCATCGACCATCTGTTGCATCTGTTGTTGTTGTGCGCGGGTTTCGCGTAGTTGTTGAATCGCAGCGGGATCACGCATCCAAGACGCCGGGACCGCGTTGATCTCCGCTAGTTGCTGGTAGATGATATCCGCATCGAACTGATCTAACACCGACAGGTCTTGTGTGGTATTTGCATATGCTATCGCAGCTTCCAACGTGCGAAGCCAGCCTGACGCTTCTTCTGCCCGCTGGGACCGGGACAACGGACTATCATACTCAACTTCAAATTCACCCTTCGCTTCAATGAGAAGTTCAGGCATGGGTGGGAGAAGTCCCTGTTTCAACAAAACGTCAACTTCCCGTTCGATCATCGGACCAAGCATTTCAGACTGTTGGCGTCCCATCGTCGGTGAAAGCAAAGCCCCCTTCTCGCGGGCGCGTTCCAACACTTCGGTTGCAGTCATTGTCGGCGTATCGACCAATATTTGAAAAAGGCTAACTAAAAATCCATCGTTTATTACCTGTCTCTCCATGTCCATCAACTCTTGCCCCGCCGCCAGATTACCAACGGGCAGGGCATGAACCAACGGACGCCCTTCGGCGGTGACGCCGCCAGGGTTCATAGAACCAGGGGCCATAGAGAACGTGTCCAAGATGCCGTCATCATGCGACAGGAGAACAGGTGCTACGGCACGATGTCCTTGTGTCAGCAACGTCTTCTTCTGTTCGTTCAAAACTTTTATCGACGGCAATACGAACATGGCCGGGCTTCTGCCATATTTTTCACCCGGCCCGGTGACGTACCGCGAAATCTGATACGGGAAGGTGTCGAACCCGCCTTGGCTCAATTCATGTCGGCCCTGAACCGAGATATAATAGGACGCCCACGGCTTACCCCGGTCATCCAACCTACCGGGTTCAACCTCAGTGCGTGGGCGAATACAATGGATAATCTCAAAGCGTTTGTCTGGGGTCTTCTCTACTGCTTTCGTAACCTCATCCGGTACGCTCTTCCACCGCCCTGCCTCGACACGCTGTACCATCTGCCGCGCCGATAGCGAGTATTTCCGGTAGGACGTATCGACAATCCCCTGGTGGTTCATCTCAAAGAGGATTTCCTTGAGGTTGGTCGCGGTATAGCGCAACCCGCCCTGGTCATGGAAATCTGTAAACATGATGCCCGTGCCGAACGCACCCAGGCCCATGTAGACCTCATGTTGTTGGCTGGCATAATTCGCCTTGGTCGCGTAGCGTTGTTTAAACAGTTCGTTGGTTGCGGCTTCAAACCACAACTTGACATCACGGTCACGCGCCAGAGAATCGTCGGAAGGTTTCAACCTGTGCCACTTCTGCGTCCGTGGCGTCAGCATACTCTCCATCGCGGCAGAGAAACGCTCCAACGCCAATCCCGCCGTGCTGTCGATCATCTTTTCGGTGCGCTTCTCGCCCCTGGTCTGTTCAGATGTCGGCTTGAAGAAGGTATCAGAGTACCGTGGCAAGACCCTGTCGGCAATCTCCGTCCAGTGGGTTTCCCAGGTTCCCCGCTCACTCTCAAGTTGGTCAAAGCGTCTGATGATTTCTTCAGCAACACCACTCATGGCTTCTCACCTAACAGTGTGATCGTCGGTTTCTTCTTACGGACGGGTGTGGACCCGACAGTCGTAACAATACCCTCGTCTGTTTGAGGTTTGCTTTCACCAAGGGTGGTCAGGCCAAAGTCATCCTTTGGCCCGGCGGTCGACTTTTCGCTCACGCTAAGATCAGGTTTATCGGATTTTTTCGCGGACCCAACTTTAGTGACACTAACGCCGGGTAGTTTCGGTAACGGTATTCCACCACCCATGTTAATTCCCCAATAACTTTTTCGTGGCTCCGGTTTCTTCAACGCCTGTTGAACTTATGTCGGCGCGGCCTTCCGCAATACGTTTGCGCCGTAATGCCTCTGAAGGGGCTTCTTCCTTCGGTGTCGGTGGCGGGGGTGGTGCGGGCGCTGGTGCGGGCGCTGATGGTCTACCCCCACCCATCACCCTGACCCCAACAATTTCTTAGCGGTTGTGTTCTCTTCGTCCGCGCCGCTGGATAATACCGTCTCCGTCCGTCCCGTTGCCGCCGCCCTGCGTTGACGGGCGGCTAACGCTTCAGCCTGTACGTCCGCGTCTGACCGTGACGGTGGTGCGGGCGGTGGAATAGGTGCGGGCATTGAGCCGCCGCCACCAAATAAACCACCCATGTCATCATCTCCTGTTAAGTGTTGCAACGTCTCAAGCTAACACGAAAAAACTCCCCGGCGCAAGGCCAGGGAGTTTAAACGGTATAGGACCGTTTTATCCAGGGAGAGGATGCTTAACTGAATAGCGCATAATCAACATCCCGCGCAACCCTTTTCCGCTTTAATTGTCGAGACGATCTGGTGTCACGGCGGCTGATCGTCTTGGAAAACGTCATCGCCAGCGCATCCCCATAATCAGGCGAGGCATGGCCGCGCTTCTTCATCTTCTCTTTCGGCTCCAGCTTCAACTGCCCCTTCAACGTGAAGTCATACATCGGCGCACACAAGTCCTCGACCAACCCAGTATGGTTCGGTATCGTCGCGGACGGCAACCAATCCCTCATGCGCCCCCACATCTCCGTCCGGTGGTTGGCGTACATATCCTTGTCCTCTGCGCCGCCGCCCGTCTTGACCTCTGTGATCCTGAAGCCCGACCCTTTTAAAATATCCACTACCCCACCGCCGACGCCATCACCCTCAACGAAACACGCGTCCGGTTTATACTTGTCCATCGCCCGCGCAACGTGTTCGGACAACTCAACGATGGAACAACTCTTGTACGCCTCAAACCTTATCTCCGTGGCATCGCGTCCGAACCGGAACGCGATCACCGCGCTGTCATCGCCGTACCGTGCCGGGTCCACCCCCATTATCAACGCTGCGCCTGGATCGGGTATCGCTTCCCGCGCA